TAAAGGTCGCTCTTGCGCTTGCGTATGCGCTTCGAGAGCATCGGGCTTTGCTTTATCATGCGCATACAGGCATTGAACCCAAGCATAGCCTGATCTCTTGCCGTTGCAAGGTTATACACCTGCGGTGCGCCCTCTCTGTCAGCAAGGAGCATGAAGTTCTCAAGTGCCGCTATCTCTGTAGTTTTGCCGTTTTTTCGTCCCTCAACGATCAGGCACTCGTTGTACTGCCTGATGTCTTCGTCGTTTACAAACCCGAACAGTGCCTGCAGTCGTGCCTTCTGGAAAAGCTCCAGCCTGAGAGGTACTCCGATCTTTCCTGTGGGCTGTTTGCAAAAGGTCTCTATGAAAACGATAGGTGCATTTGCGCGGCGCTCGTCAAAATGGTATTTCCCGGGCATTACAAGCTGTGACAGCAGCATTTCCGATACCTGCTTCATTTTCTCGCAGGCAACTATCCTGCCGTCATAGACCTGAGTGAAATACTCTTCAAACTCCGTCATTATCCCTGCTCCTTCATGTATCTTTCAAACTCATCCGGCTCGTTCGTCTTTGTCGGCAGCTTTTCCATTATCTGACGCATGAGCGTGGTGTAATTCTTGATGAGCTGATTGTATGTGTCGCCCTCAGATGACTTCTTGACGCCGTGCTGGTTCTGACCGTTCTGATATTCCTCGACCCAGCCCTTTTTAAGAATTATGTCCTGGAGCTTCAGCAGCTCCCCGTGTATAAATTCCGCTTTACGTATCAGGTTTGTCAGCAGCTCCTTTTGCGCTCCGTCAGGCATAGCGCCTACCGTCTTCTTTGTCTTTGCAAATCCGCTCATGTTTCTTCACCTTCCTCCTATTCTGTCCTACACCCCCTTAGCGCTTTCAAAGAGAGGTATATATATCTCTCCCTTTTCGGTCTTACCCCCGGGACACATTCTCACTCATAGGGGGGAGGGATTCCCGTCCTCGTCAAATGTGACCCGCAGACGATGATTTGACATCGGTCTGCCGTCATTGAAGTGCCCCTCAAACTGATCATGACAATCCTTGCACACATACATCAGGTTGTCGTGGTTCAATGCGATCTCAGGCTGACTAATATTACTGCTGTCAAGATTTATCTTGTGATGTACGATAAATCCTGTACGTTCATGGCAGACCTCGCACAAGCCTCCGTCAATCATAGTTCTTCCGGCTATATACGAAATTCGGCAGCATTTCCATTTTTTTGAATTATAGAACCGCTTTGCAAATTCTTTCATGTCTTATCCCCCTCGGCAGCACAAAAGCCGCCCATGTCGGACGGCTCCTGCGCGAAAGGATGATTATGACTTACTCGTGATATTGCAGAGGAAGGATTTGCACCCCCGACCTCAAGGTTATGAGCCTTGCGAGCTTCTGCTGCTCCACTCTGCCTGATACAATCGTCGGCGGTGGGTGCATATCATGAGATTGCTGATGTCACAAGACTGCACATCTCACCGCCCGAATTTCTACGATACCATTTTACCACCTGCAAAACGCACAAATCGCACAAGTTTACCACAGAAACCTCACGCACTGCATACGAATAGTGTTCCCCGTATTATTGCCGCCTATCTCCTGCGCTATGCGTGTCCAGCTCCAGCCCTTCACAAGCTTGCAGTGGATAATAGTCTTTATGTACTCATCGGGAACAGACTTGATACCCTCTGTAAGCTGAGTGTAGAGAGAATTGAGCTTCTCCTCCTCAGTGATGATCTGACCCACACTCATACCCACACGATCAGACCCACAGCAGCCATGAGGCGAGCCGTCCGTTGCTGACGATATGCTGACGGCTTTGTCCCTTGCCGCAGCGACCTTCAGCTTTTGTGTGTCGATGTTCTTTTTGATATTCTTCAGCTCGTAGTAGGTCAAGTCTCTACCCCCTTATAACATCCACGCCCCGCAGTTCGGGCAGTATCGGCTTTCTCTGTTGGACTTCCCACCGCACTCAGAGCAGCGACAGGACAGAGAACCAACGTCAAACCAATGTCCTGTTCTTTGCTCAGGCTGTGCGGCAGGCACTTGTCTGATCCACTCTTTTATAAAGCATCCCAAATGCGGATGATTTTCCACGAAAGGTATTGCAGATATAAAATCCATTGTCGCCTGCCTGCTTATCAGATCATCCATTTGTGTTACCTCCCATCAGTTCCGGATTGTCGTAGATGTTGCCGATGACTTCACACTCAAAAACCTCGATAAAGTTTTTGCTGAACAAGAAGGCTGTATTTCCGTGGTTATCGTCAAGATACCAGCCGTACATAGTGTATCTTTCTTTATCTTTTGGAACACCATATCTTATGACAGCCTTTTCATATATGCCGCGGTTGTACTGAATGATGTCTCCCTCAAAAATCTTCTTCCCGTTCTTGTCGCAAAGTCCCGTGTACTGTCCGACGGTTTCAGGGATAACAGGCGTATGATACGCAGTCATCTTGTCGGCAATGCTCGCTTGTTCTTCACTTGTTCCCATCCTTGCATAAACTAACGAGCCAGTTTCCCACTCGCCATTATCAACTCGTTTCCCTCTGAAAAGTATCTCACGCATTTTTAGCCCTCCTGTTCCATGCTTCCGTCTGCTTATCAGATCATCATTCATTTTCTTTCACTCCTTGACAGTCAGCTATTCTCCCATCAAAAATTTTCACCAGCTTTTTGCATATCGGGCAGCCGTGCTTTTCCGCATCTGTCAGCACATGGCTGTATCGGTTGCGGATACTGATGTGCATATCATAAAGCGCGCAGTGCTGATAGTAGCTCTCAAGCTTTGTTTCAAGCTCCTTTTGTCTGTGATACAGCTCATCCGCGCTTATCTGCTTCGTGCGGTAGGCGTGTATCTGAGAGATCAGCGACAGCAGATAACAGCTCTCTCCGATGTCGAGGTCAAGAATATAGCGATTCCCCGACTTAGCTCTTTCCGTAAGCATTTTTATTCTTTTAGAACGGCAGGTCATCGATTGAACTCACACCCCTTTTCTGCGGCTTTGCTATCGCTCCTTTTTCCTCAAGCTCGGTAAAGCGCTGCCGCTTTCCGTTAAAGCGGTACGCAAAGCAGGCAGTATTTCCGAATTTGTTTTTGTCGAGGGTAAGGGTGGTCTTTTCGGGGTCGGCATCCTCCGAGAGCTTGTCGTTTACAAAGGGTCGGTAAAGCAATACGACATAATCGCCGTCCTGCTCAAGAGCGCCGCTCTCCTTGAGGTCGCTCATGGTGGGTCTGTCCTTGCCTGCGCGGGTAAGCTGTGACAGCAGTATGATGCAGCAGCCCGTTTTTTTGGCAGCCTGCTTGAGCTGCGCCGAGATATGATCTATCCGCTGCCGGTTGTCAATAAACCGCCTTTTGGACGAGATTATCTGGATATAATCGATCATTACCATTTCGGGCTTTTTCTCGCATATCATGGTCACGATGCTTTCAACAGAGGAAACACTGTCTATGACCGAGAGATGACTGTATTTCTCAAGAACGGCTCTGACCGTCTCCTTTTGAACACCGTGTTTTGATGCGTCGCTGTATTCCACGTCGGCTATATCGGACACCAGCCTGTCAAATATCATATCCGCCGTCATCTCGATGCTGAAGAAAAGAACGTCTCTGTCGGGATTATGGGCGGCAAGATTTATCGCAAAAGCCGTCTTTCCCGTGCCGGGACGGGCGCCCACGGTAAACAGCGTTCCCGCTCTGATGCCCCCGCCAAGCTTTTCGTCGAGCTTTTCAAAGCCCGTCGGAATGAGCTTTATCGGCAGCTCGTAATTTTCGAGATACCTTTCCCTGCTGTCGGTCTCCCTGCTGACTGCCATGCCCTCAACGTCCTCGGCAAACTGTCTGACGTCCTCGGGAGTTATTTCCTTTGACACCGCAAGCTCGTCTATCCTGCTTCTGATACGCTGCTTTATCATCAGCTCATCGGCAGCATCGAGGGTATCGTCAAGCCCCGCCTCCGCGATAGAGGAAGACAGCATGCCGGACAATGCGCTGACCGCGGCGACCTGCAGGTTTTTATCGAGGGCGGATACGAGCACCGACATATCCGCTTCGGGATGCTCCGAGCATACGCTCCTCAGCCTTTCAAAGGTCTCCCTTGTGTCGTCAAGAGTGAAGAAGTCCGGTGTTACCCGCGAGAATATCCTGTACCGCGCGTCTCCGCTGAGCATCAGCACCGAGCCGATCAGCTTGAATTCAAGCTCTGCCCTTGGGTTCAATCGGCAGCACCCCATTTCTCGAGATACTTACCGGCTTCGACGTCGGCAAGGAACTGAATTTGCGTTTTGCTGTCCGCCGCGGCGAAACGTGTAAATATATCCTTCCAGTCGGAGGGAAATCTCGTGCCGGAGTTGATAAAGGCTCTGCGGAAGTCGCAGGCGTTATACGCATCGCCGCCGTATACGGTTTCGGCAAACCTTCTGATCTCGGCAACGGTCACGGTTTTTTCCGCGCCAAGCCCGACGCCGTCAGGGCGCTCGGGCGCGTGCGCCGTATTCTCCTCCCTTAAGGGAGGAGAATACTTCTTTTCTTTCTTATCTGTTGTCGCTACCTTGTCGCTACCTTGTCGCTGCTTTGTCGGTACTTTGTCGGTACCTTGTCGGTACCTTGTCGTTTTCTTGTCATTCTCCTTGTCGCCGCTCTGATACTTATCGTAATTATTTACGATAATCACTGTGTTTTTTGCACTTGCGTACTTTGTCACTTCCTTTGTCGAAATAAGATGCTCAAGAGCTGTACGCACCTGCCGCTGTGTCAATCCCGTTTCGTCAGAGAGGTGCTTCAGGCTGGTGATGAAGCTGCCTCTTTTGAGCTTTACGCCCTTCCATTCCATGTCCTTATAATTGGCACGCATCAGGCAGTACATAAACAGATGAGTCGTATTGACGTCCTTGAACCAGCCCCATGAGAGCATTTTTCTGCTGATTTTTATAAAGCCTTCCTCCGTCATTCTTCCACCTCCCGTATTAATCTGAATGCGTCCTCAATGCTGCGCATTATGATATACCTGAAGCCGTATCCTTCTACGACCTCCTGAAAATGCCTTTGCTCGGCACTCTGACGCCCTGTGGGCGTCTTTATCTCAATAAATATTGTCTGCCCCGTTTTGGTAAACAGGGTCAGGTCTGATTCTCCCCTTATGCCGATATTCACAGGGGCTCCGTAAGCCGTAAAATAAACGCCTACGTTGTTTCGTCTGACGATACCGACGTCAGACAGGGCGACACGGATAGCGTTTTGCAGCTTGGTTTCCTCCTTGGCTGCCACCGAGCCACCCCCTTGATCTCAGCTGATAGTACACCCAGCCGGGCTTATAGCCGTGCTGCCGTGCATATATTTTCAGCTCGTTCACGTCCCGACACTCGCCGGGAGATAAATAATACCGCACCTTGTTTTCAGCGGTGTTTACCCTGACAAGCTCATAATCGTCAAGGGTCTCGGCGGAGCGCTTTTCCTCCGCCTCAAAGGGTGTACCGCAGTGCGGACACACCTTCACGCCTGCAGGAACGCAGGCAAAACAAACCCCGCAGCA